CCCTGGCTGTGGGTACCAAAATAAGTGTTGACAAAGATGCAACATCGATTGTTTATATTATAGGCGTAAGTGGGGTTGGAACCAAAATAGTCCGAGGTGTAAGAGTTACTTGGATATTATAGACTATAAGGAAATTAAAATGTCAGAGAAATCAGGAATAGAAATGATAGAAATTTTGTTAGAAAAAATCGAATTATTAGATAGACGTTTTGTAACTGTTGAGCAGAATATGAAGGAGTTGCTAAGCAGGGCAAACGGCTTTGTACCAGAAATACCACCGCCGGTTTGCTCTATAGGTGAACCATCCTCTAGCAAGCCTTTACCACCAAAACTTGATGTTCCAGCAGGACCATCTATTGCTGGAACGGAGCCTAGCGCAACAGCTATGAACGCCATGAATGCGAGTGTTATTAAAGCTACGACAAATAATACCAAAGTAATGGGGAAAATCAAAAACAGAGAGGGCAAGACTCTTATTGGAGTACAAGTTACAGTTGTGAAAGAAAATGGTGAAGTTGAAAAAGAAACAAGAACAAATAGGGCTGGCGATTGGATGTGTTTTATACCTCCAGGAACTTATAAAGCTAGATACTTCTTGGATAAAATAATTGATACTACTGTCTCATTTAACATAAATCATGAGCAAACGCTCATTCGAGTTGCCCAGCCTAAGTGGGAAAAATGATAGAGATGTGTTTGGTTGGTTTAACAATAATATCAAAAACAACTGCGAATAAAACAAACTTTTTAATGGAGGTTTACCTTGGCAACAGGACATAGAGTTTACTCAGATTTGCTAAACATATCTGACTTTGTAGTTCAGACTGCTGTATCTCAAGGAAAAAATCTATTAATAGATGCGCTTAGAGAATATTTTCGTCAGGATACATTTTATAAATATAGCACTGATGGTTTTGGTTTCCCATTAACCCCAGATCTTACAGATATGCCTCCAGATATTCAAGAAGAAAGAACTACAAGGATATTTATTGGTGATATTTTCAGATATGATAAAAGATATTGGCCTGCCGTTGTTGTGCGATATTCATCTGGAAGAACCTATCATGTGAGTTTCAATCAAAATCATACTACTAAATATCGTTTAGATCTTGTTCTGGACGGATATGGTGGAAGATCTTATGTCCATGTTCCCACGCATCATGTGCTTGCTGGGGCATGGGAACAGAGTTTTGAGGTTCAAATAGCCGCTGAGAGCGTCCCAGATAGAGAGGAGCTTACAGATATTATATCTTCCTTCTTAATTGGAAAAGCCAGGCAGGAACTTTATGAGGCTGGGCTATTTGTGCGCAATGTAAGTCTTGGCGGCGAGCGCGAAGAAGATTGGGGTAATGATAAGGTTTATATTCAGAGTATTACAGTAGAGGCTTTTGCAGAGTGGAGAAGAGAAATTCCGGTCAATAGTTTAGTTGAAACAATAAATTTTTGCTTTAAATATGGCATACTTGGAGGAGATTCTTTCAGCATAGATACTACAATCATAGGTCCAGAGGATGTTCAAGAAACCATAATAAGTTAACTTTTTGTCCATCGCCTAATAGCGCTACAGTTTCTACACAGCATTATATAATCTTTTAACTCTTCTTTTATTCTTTCTAAAGACATGTTTTTAGCTTTACTTAACTGATATATCTTATCATCAGAATAGAACTCATATACTGGAGTAGGATATGAACATTCGCAGTCTTGACACATACCTCCACGTTCTTCTACAACTCTTTCAAGCTTTTCGTCTAGTTTTAGCAGTTTAACTTCATTTTGGCATTTTACGCAATAGCTGAAGGGCTTGCCATTATTTTTGCGAATATAGAAATCTTTTTTATTTTTTATTTTTTGACATCTTACACAAAAAGCTTCATTTTCTTTAAGTTCTATAATATAAGATCTGGTGTTTTTGCTGCCGAGGGCTGAGCAAGATATACAGAATTTGCGGCCAGCTAGAATGTGATTATGGCCATCAATGTTGATTTTATTAGGAAATTCTTTCCCACAATTTTTACAGGTCGGCATAATATCCTCCATAGGTATGTTTTTATATTGATAGCCGTATTTTTATCTATCATTTCGATATGTTGGAATTTAAAAAAACTATCAATAAAAACATATATCGATGAAGTGCTGTATCGTATTTTAAGAGTACGTTATTTATGATTTTTTTAATTGCAAGCATGATGCGGCATAAAAAGCAAACAATTTAGGAGGATCAGTTAAATGCCTAATATTCCTGGAGTTCTAGGGTACTCACAGCCAGATGTTTTTTCTCGTGTGCGCACATTACAGAGAGCGCTTTCCATACCCGGTGGTCTTCGTATTCTTAGCGTTATCGGAGAGGGTCGTAGAGAAGAGACAATTATACAATCAGCACAAGGAAATGGAGATGATGGATTTGACCCCACATTTACCTCTATATCTGACGGTTATGGAAGGTTTTTCCGACTGTCAAATTATCCTGTAGTCACAAATCGTACTACACTTCTTCTTAACGATGCATCTCTTAGAGTTTTAGAAGGTACTCTTGATGGGACCAGTTTTGCAGCACAGTATGATGCAAAACTAGAAATCGCTACAGGTAAGATTGAAATGCAGACTGCCAGTATTAAAGATCAAGGTGGTAAATTATACACCACATCGTCTACGAATATTGGAGATGGATATCTTTCTACGCCTACCTTGTCTGATACAAATGCTCCTGGCGAGATATGGACGATTAGATGTACTAGCGTACTTAAAGATAGCTTTGGTGCTCCAATCAGGAATACTGCAACTTTTATTGTAAGAGGTTCAGTATCTGGCCAACTTCTAGATGAATATGGCCAAGCATATACTTGGATGAGTGACGGACAGATTGTAGATAACGGAGTTATATCTTTTGCCATCTATAATAACCCAGCTCCTGCTCAACCTTTTGCTGTTGGTGATAGGTTTGGCATTGAAATTGAAAGTAGAGTTCTACAGAGTATGGATAATCTCAGTGCGAATTATATTGCTTCTGCTGATGTCGAGGACCCACAGTCCTTCACAGATCCAACCAAACTATTTGGTACATATGGTCAACCAAGCCTTGAGAATGCTCTTTCATTAGGTTCGCAGATGGCATTTGAGAATGGAGCTACTTCCATTCTTGCGCTTCAAGCCAAGCCTCCTCTGCCAAGGCGAACATCTGAAATTGTACTTCCAGCTTATAATTCAATTACAGGTTCTGGCGGAGCTACAGGAAATGCTACCGTTGATGACTTAACTTTTGTTATTGATGCCCCAGGTAAACCAGATAGTGATACGGTAGTTCATCTGTTTATTCTAAATACTGATGGCACTGAAGATCAATTTTTTCCTAACAAGATAACATTCTATGATCCAGATATTACAGCAGCTTTCTCTGCATATGAACAGACTGGTGTTGATACTCTAATAATGCAGGAGTTTATGGATCCAGGACAAAGCGGATTCTCATATAGTTATACAATAGTTTCTGATGATAAAATTGAGCAGTCTGCTAATGATGGATATTTAACTCCTATTGGAGTTGGTACAACTGCAACATTCTATAGCCCATCAGCAATTTTTACTAGTCAAGCTGTAACTCAGAGTAAAGAAATCGATATTTTCCATACCGGCACAGTTAACGATGGTAGATGGGAAATCTCTACGGTTGTAGATTCCACTCATGTTATAGTTACGAGAACTGCTGGTTCTTTTGTATCTGGCAGTAATATAAAGTGGCAGCTTTTACTTCCTGGCGATGAGTCTCAAAGGTTATTGTTAACAACAGATCTTAAGCTTGCTGCTAATAAGGGTTTGAGAATTGATTATATCGATAATAAGGACGCTGATTTTTATGATGCAAATTGGGCGGCAGCAATAGATGTGCTGGAAACCCAAGATGTTCAAATTCTTGTTCCACTTCCAACACAAACATTTTCGGCAATTCAGCAATCTTTTAGAGTACACTGTGAACGTATGTCTTCCACTTACTATAAGAGGGAACGTGAGCTTCTTACTGGTGCTCTTGAAGGTCTTACGCCAGATAATGTTATCGGTACTGAACTAGCTGCCGTTGAAAATATTGGGCTATTGGAGGGAATCCAAGGCGATGATGTTGAGGAGGTCTTAGATGGAAATATTGAAGACCTTGCAGATTATGGAGTTCCCACTAATTTTGGCGATACATATCGAGTAGTATATTTCTATCCTGATGAAATTGTTAGAGTAGTTAGTGGTTCCAACACCTCACTTCCTGGTTATTATATGGCAGCTGCTGGTGGTGGTTGGTTAGCCGGCGAGCCAAATATAGCAATGCCACTTACTTATAAGGTGCTTGTTGGATTTACTATTCTTAATGATAAGGTATATAAGCAGACTGTGCTTAATAATCTTGGCGATGCAGGAATCACTGTTGTTCAGCCAGTAACTGGTGGAGGCAGGGTGCAACATGGTAGAACAACTACACAAAGTGGAGCACCAGAAGAAGAAGAAATTTCTATTGTCTTCATACGTGACCATCTAGCACGCACTATGCGTCGTAGATTTAGGGCCTTTATTGGTCAGCCAGAAGACCCAACATTAATTCCATCTTTAACACAAAGAGCAATTTCTTTATTGAATGCGTTTGTATCACAGAATCTCATTACTGACTATAGAAACCTATCGGTAAGTAGAGATGATGTAGAACCGAGGCAGTATAATATTGTTGTTGAAGTTCAACCTAACTACCCAGTAAATTGGATGTTTATTGACATTAGTGTTGGACTATTCTAATATAAAAAATGTCAAAGTATACCCCTAGCGGAAGTCTACTGGAAGGCCGCATTAACAGTGGGTTGTCAACCCAGATCACAATTAAAGTTAACAATACCACTGTTGGTGCCATCCAGAAATTAGCCATAACACAAAATAGGGATCTGCACCGATGGGAAGAAATTGGGACAGATGGTATTGTAGAGATACATCCCAAGGGCGCAGCTAAAATAGATCTTAGTGTTGATAGAATTGTGTTTGATGGAATGAGACTTACAGAATCATTTGCGAGGGGATTTATCAATTTACAGTCCCAGAGAGTTCCGTTCGATATTTACATCATTGATAGAACCGAAGTTGGACATACTGGTGATGCTGTTATTCATGTTTTTAATAACTGTTGGTTTAAACAATATAACCCCCAATTTCGTGCAGAAAGTTTTATTATTTCGGAAACCGCTCAATTGTGGTGTGAACATGTTACAACCACACGTAATGGAGTAAGTGCAGTAATTGGTGGATATCGTGGAATAGGTTATGAGCACGATACTATGGAACGAGCAACTGACACTAGGGGTCAGAAAGGAAGATATGAAAAATCGGATTTTGGACTCCTCTCATCGAATAGGTTATAATGCCAGCAAGATTAAATACCGATGATAACTTAATTATAAGTTTGTATGAAGATGGGTTGGGGTCAACAAAAATAAGTAAAATTGTTGGAATCGCTAAACATAAAGTTATATACTGTCTTAAAAAAAATGGGGTAGTTCTGGAAGGTCCTAAGAGAAATAGGATAATAACTGACAATAAAAAAATAATAGGTATGTATTTAAGCGGTTTGACTATACAACAAATATCTCAACAATTGGATGTTTCAAGTGTTACTATATTAAATAGACTTAAAAATGAAAATGTTAGTCGTAGAAGGGTTGGTCCCAAACGATCAATAATAGTAGATGATAATGTATTTTCTAGTTTCACACCATCTTCATGTTATTGGGCCGGATTTATAGCAGCTGATGGGTGTGTGTTTGGTAATGAAATTTCAATACATTTACATTCTAATGATGTTGACCATTTGTATAAGTTTAAAGAGTTTACGGGAGTTTCTAGTTCAGTAGGCAAAAGTAAAAATCAAAATTCTCATTATATTAGATTTAGGTCAGATAAAATTGTTGCCGATTTAAAAGAGAATTTTAATATTGTTCCTTGTAAATCTTTAATATTAAAACCCCCTTTTTCTATGCCTCAACAGTTTGAAGTACATTATATCAGAGGATATTTTGACGGTGATGGTTGTTTATCATCATATAAAAGAAATCTAAATTTTGAATTATATTCGGGGTCTGTAGAATTATTAGAATGGGCGCGAGATAAAATTAAATTTCATGTAAAACTTAATAGTAATGTTAATGTTAAACATAAAAATGGAAATTGCTTTAGATTTTCATTTTGTGGAACAAAACAAGTTAAAAAGATTATGAATCATTTATATGAAGATGCTGAATATTATTTAGAAAGAAAGAAACAAAAGTATCAATTTTTTATTGGAGGGATAATATGAGCACATATCCAATTACGGGTTCGACTTTAAGAAGTAATATTTCTACCGGTTTGAGTACCCAAATTCTCATTAAAGTAGAGAATGAGACTGTTGGCGCTATTCAAAATATTAATATCACACAGAATAGAGGTCTGGAAAGAGTTAAAGAGGTTGGTCTTGATGGAATTTTAGAGATTGTTCCAAAGCAGGCAACAGAATATGATGCATCAATTACTAGAGTTGTGTTCGATCGTTTGAGACTTACGGAGGCTTTTAAGAGAGGGTTCATTAACATTAAATCTCAGTTGCTTCCATTTGATATTCAAATCATCGACCGCAGTGGTGGTGATGATGAAGGTGCTGTAGTTCATACTCTTGTAAACTGTTGGTTTAGTAGTTATTCACCAAAATACCAAGCA